AATAGGCGTCCAGCGCGCGCCGGACCTGGTTCTCCAACGTCTCGCGCTGGCCCGCCAGCCACGACATCACCTCGTGCGGCTCGCCGCCCGCCGACAACGTCCGCTCCTGATGTCCGGCGCGGATCCGGTCGCGCTGCATCGCATAATATGCGTCGACCAGAAACCGAGCCTCGTTCGTGCTCAGCGTTCGCGCGGCGTCGCGGATATCGCGAGTCAACCGCGTGATCGGATCGAGTCCGATATCTATTGTTTCACCGCCCGTCATCGCCGCACCCCCGTTTTCGCCGCCGCGACCGTAGGCGCGCGGCGAAATCCCCGCAACGCCGCGCCGATCCCCCTCCCTCGTGGAACCCCTTTGCATGGCCGCAATCCCAGCCTCCCAGATCGTATCAATCACGCCGTCCGTCATCGGCGGCGGCGGATCGGCGCTCGATCTCTCGGGCCTGATCCTCACCGCCTCGCCGCGGACGCCGATCGGCGCCGTCCCGTCGTTCCCGACGCAAGCGGCGGTCGCGGCGTATTTCGGCGCGGCGTCGGCCGAGGCTGCGCTCGCGACGATATATTTCAGCGGGTTCGACGGCTCGACGGTCAAGCCGGGCGCGCTGCTGTTCTCGCAGTATCCGTGGCTGGCGCCCGCCGGCGCGTGGCTGCGCGGCGGCAACGTCTCGGGCTTCACCCTGACGGCGCTCCAGGCGATCTCGGGCACGCTGGTGGTCACCGTCGACGGCGTCGTCAAGACGGCCGCGGCGTTGAACCTCGGCGCGGCATCGTCGTTCTCGGCCGCCGCCGCGCTGATAGCCGCGGGCCTGGGCCTGGCCGGCCTGGCCGGCGCGTCGGTCACGGCGAGCATCGCCGCCACGACGATGACCGTCTCGGCCGTCGGCTCGGGCACGCTGGCCGTGGGCCAGACCATCGCCGGTAGCGGCGTGACGGCCGCGACGACGATCCTGGCGCAACTCACGGGCACGGCGGGCAGCACCGGCACATACACCGTCTCAGCGTCGCAGACCGTCGCCAGCACCGCCGTGACGGCGACGAACCCGCCCGTGGTCTACGACAGCACGTCCGGCGGGTTTCAGATCTACAGCGCGACGACCGGCGCCGGGTCGACGATCGGCTACGCGTCCGGCACGACGGCGGCGGCGCTCATGTTGACGCAGGCGACGGCGGCGGTCACCAGCCAGGGCGCCGTCATCGGCGTGCCCGGCACGGCGATGTCGGCGATCGTGGCGGTGTCGCAAGACTGGGCCTCGTTCATGACGGCGTTTGAGCCGGTGACCGCCGACAAGACGGCGTTCGCCGCGTGGAACAACGGCCAGGCCAATCAATACGTTTATGCTCTGTGGACGACGAACGCCGCCGCGACGATCACGCCGGATACCACGACGGCGGGCGCGGCGATCCGGACGGCGGGCTATTCCGGCACGGCGCTGATTTATGAGACTGACACGCGCGGCGACAAGGCGGCGTTCCTCCTGGGCATGATCGCGAGCCTGGACTTCGGCGCGACGAACGGGCGCGCGACGGCGGCGTTCAAGCGGCAATCCGGCGTCGCGGCGGACGTTACCGATGCGGCGATCGCGGCGAATCTTATCGCCAACGGCTACAATTTCCACGGCACGTACGCGACGGCGAACGACGCGTTCACGTGGTTCTATCCGGGCCAGATCACCGGGCCGTTCGCATGGGTCGACAGCTACGTCGATCAGATCTGGCTCAACAACAGTTTCCAGCTCGCGCTGATGTCGTTGCTGGCAACGATGAAATCGATCCCATACAACGCAGCCGGGTATGCGGCGATCCGCGCGGCGTGCCTGGATCCGATCATCGCCGCGCTCAATTTCGGCGCGATCCGGACTGGCGTCCCGCTATCGAACGCCCAAGCCGTCGAGGTGAACACGGCGGCCGGCATGAAGATCGACGGCACCCTGAGCACCCGCGGATGGTTCCTCCAGGTCCGCGACGCGACGGCCCAAGTACGCGCGGCTCGCGGCTCGCCGCCGTGCAACTTCTTTTATACGGACGGCCAGAGCGTGCAGCGAATAAATCTCGCGTCCGTGGAGGTCATGTAGATGGCGGGCAAAACAATCACGAGTGCAAACTCGATCTATATGCTCTCCATCGCCAACCTGTTCCCCATCGCGCAGCAGCTCCAGGGCTACAGCGCCGACGCGGCGTTTTCGACGGAAGCGATTACGCCGTTCGAGGGCGTCATGGGCGTCGACGGATTTTTGTCCGGCGGCTGGGTGCCGGTCGAACGCAAGCAGACCATCATGATAATGCCGGACAGCGACTCGTCGGATATGTTCGACGCGTGGCATGCGGCGGAGGAAGCGGCGCGCGAGAAATACATCGCCAATGCCCTTATCGTGCTGTCCGGAACGAACCGAGAATACACGTGCTTTCGCGGGTTCCTTTCGACATATACGCCGATACCGGAGGTCGCGAAGGTGCTTAGGGCGCGGTCGTTCGGGATCACGTGGCAGTCGATAACTGCCGGGCCGGTTTAGTCCGATGGCGCGCCGCACGTCGACGCTTACGATCACGTCGGAAGGCCGCGACACCGGCAAGACGTTTCTGATCACGGAAATGCCCGCATCGCAGGCGGAACGCTGGGCGGAGCGGCTGCTGTTCGCGCTCGGCCGGTCCGGCGCCGATATCCCGGCGGACGTCCTCGGATCGGGGTTCGCGGGCGTCGCCGCTATCGGGCTTCGCGCGTTCGCCGGGCTGCCGTGGGATCTCGCAGAGCCGTTGCTACAGGAGATGTTCACGTGCGTCGCCATCCGGCCTGATCCGGCGCGCCCGCAGGTCACACGCGCGCTCGTTGAATCGGACATCGAGGAAGTGCTGACACGGCTACAGATACGCGACGAGGTCATAAATCTGCACGTGGGTTTTTCGCCAGCCGCTTACCTCTCGAAATTGGCGGCGGCGCTCAAGACGACGGACGAACCTACCACGAGTATGTCAACGTCCCCCGTGCCATCGGCGCCGTGATATCGGCGGGCCGCGCGACGTTGCACGAGCTCGATACGGTCTACGGCATCGCCGATCTGTATTCGTTGCTGGAAATCGTGGTGATCGACGTCGCGAACCAGCGCATCGCGAACGAGCCAGCGGCGTGAACGCGGGAGAACGGACATGCCAACCGTAGTCGATGCTCTGGTCGTCACACTCTCGCTTGACTCCAAGGGGTTCACGGCGGGCCAGAAACAGGCGTCCGTCGATCTTACGAAAACGAAGCAAAACGCCAACGCCGCCGCGAAGGAAATCAGCGCGTCCGGCGCGCATGCGGCGCAATTCTTCGGCAAGCTCCGCAACGAGATGATCGCGCTGGGCGCGGTGTTTCTCGGCGGGATGGGAATAAAGGCGCTCGCGGAAAACCTGAACACCGCCGGCGCGGCGATGGGCCGCATGTCCCGGAATCTCGGCGTATCGTCGGAAGAACTGGGCGCGTGGCAGTCCGTCATCGAGCGTGCGGGCGGCTCGGCCAGCGAAGCCGGGGAAATCTTCACGGCGCTACAGAAAGCCTACCAGGGATTGCTACGTGGCGAGGATGCGCCGGGCAGTCAGTTCCTGCGGCGGCTCGGCGTTACCATGGAGGACATGAAAAGCGCGCCCGCCGTATTCAAGCGAATCAACGAGACGATAAATCGCGAGATGGCGGCGGGCACGATGACGCGTCAGGGCGCGATTGACTACATGAGCAACATTCCGGGGTTTGGTCCCGGCTTGCAAAATGCGTTGCTACTGCCCCCCGGAAAGCTACAGGCCGATTTAGCCGAGGCGGCGGCGCTCGGCGTGCTGCACAAGCGCGACACCGACGCCGCCGAGGCGATGGAGCTTGCGTTCCTCAAAACCAAGCAGGCGGTTTTGAACGTCTCACAGTCGATCCTCACGGAACTGTCGCCGCAGCTTGTTGCGATTCTGACGAAAGTGAACGACTGGCTTGGCAAGTCGGAAAACCGCGAGTGGCTGCAAAAAACGATTGAGAGTGCCACGACGAGCACAAAGGAATTCCTGACCGAAGCCGACGCCGTCGTTCAATCGCTCGGCGGGTGGGTGCGGGTTTCCGAGGTGCTTATCGGTATATGGGCGGTCAGCAAGATCGGCGGAATCGCCGCCGGGCTGGTCGGCTTGCTCAAGTTGATCGCGTTGGTTCCCGGGTCCGGCGTGACGCTGGCGGCCATCGCAGCGGCGAGTCCGATGCTTTCGGCGCTGGCGTTGAGCGGCGACACTGCGACGGACCCGGCGATGAACAGGCCGCCCAGCGGGCCGGGCTGGCTCGGCCAGGGCGGCACGGTGGAGCGGTGGATACGCGACCGGTTCTCCCGTGGCGTCCAGGTGCCGCCTGGCGCCATTGGGCGCAACACGCCGCTGCGGGGCCTCGCGCCGGACATAGAGGCCGAGGTCCGCGCCCAGGCGCGCCGCCACGGGCTTGACGAGGAACATATGGTGCGGCTGGCTCGCCGCGAGGGCGGCGGCTACGACAACGTGTCGCCGCGCGGTGCGATAGGGCCGATGCAGCTCATGCCGGGCACGGCCCGCGATCTCAAAGTGGACCCGCGTGACTGGCGCCAGAACGTCGAAGGGGGGACGCGCTATTTCCAGCAGCTATTGACGCGATTCGGGGGCAACTACGCCGCGGCGACCGCCGCATACAACGCCGGACCGAATAGCCCCGGCGTCGGCGCCTACGCCGCGACGGGCAGGCGCGGCGGACTGCCGGAAGAAACTCAGCGGTATATTGACGCGATCGGCACGCCGCCCCCGCGCGTCGACCCGTCGCTCACCCCGCGCGCCGGACCCGCCGGCGGCGGGATCACGTCGAACAGCCACCAATCGGAAACCCACATCGGCCAGATCGCGATCCATACCAATGCCACCGACGCCGCCGGTATCGCGCGCGGCATCGGCCCGGCGCTGCAGCGATACGCATTCGCCGGTCAGGCCAACACGGGCCTCGCCTGATGCCGCTCGTGCCGCTCGCCGTCCCGGCGTTCCCGGACGTGCCACGCGCACCCGGCGTGCCGGCGGTGCTGCGCCTAGCGGGCGCCGTCCAGAACGCGCTTGTGCTGCTCGTCGCCGACGCCGTGATCATCGCGCGCATGTTCGCCGGGCCTCAGTGGGGCATATGGGATCAAAGCGGGCGGCCCCTGGTGATCGGCGATTCGGTCGCCGGCGTGGATTTCCGCCAGGAATGGCGCGTGTCCGACTATCCGATCGAGCGCGGGTCGTTCGCATCGTATGACAAGGTTGCGGTCCCGTTCGACATTCGCGTGACGTTTAGCGTGAGCGGCGCCGGCGCTGACTTCTTTGGCGCTGGCCTGGCGGCGCTGGTCACAGGCGCCAGCCCCGGCGTGGCGAACCGGACGGCCGCGCTGGCGGTGCTGCGGGCGGCGGCGGAATCGCTGGATCTGTTCAGCGTCGTCACGCCCGAGTTCCGATACGACAACTGCAATATTGTCCACTATGACTACCGGCGCGAGGCGCGCGGCGGCGCGACGCTGATCAAGGTCGACGTGTGGCTGGTTCAGATCCGCATCGCGCCCGCGCCGCAATTCACGCAAACGAAGCCGGAAAGCGCCGCCGACCGCGTCAACGGCGGAGCGGTGCAGCCCGCCACGCCGCCGCCAGGCGCGCCCGCTACCGTCGCGGACTCGACCAACGCGCTCGGCGCCGACAACTTTTTCGGATCCTGAATGCTGATCGTTCCCCTCGCGCCGCTACCGTCGCAGACAGTCACGGTGCCGCTTGGCGGCCAGGACTGCCGGATCGACGTCTATGCGAAAACGACTGGCGTGTTTCTGGACCTTTACGTGTCCGGCGTGCTGATCGTCGGCGGCGCGATATGCCGCGACCGCGTGCGCATCGTCCGCGACGCCTATCTGGGGTTCGCCGGCGATTTGGGGTTCTACGATACGCAGGGCCGCGACGACCCATCCAGCGCCGGTATCGGCGGGCGGTTTCTGCTCGCATACATCGAACCCGGCGATCCGGCGTGAGCGGCTTCGCGCATCGCAAGCTCGACGTCGCGTTCACGCTCGGGACCGGCGCGTTCGGCGAGGCGGGCACGGAAAACACCGTGACGTTGACGGGGCTGCGCGTGTCGGCGTCCATCGTCAGGCCGGGCAACCCAGGAATTACGGCGGCCCAAATCCGCGTCTACGGCATGTCGTTATCCGATATGAACAAGCTCTCCACGCTCGGGAAACCATTGATTGAGGACAGGCTCAATTACATCGCGCTATCGGCCGGCGTTACCGGCGGCGGGATGTCCATTGTCTTTCAAGGGGTCATCCGGCAAGCGTGGGCGGACATGAACAGCGCACCGCAGGTGCCGTTCATCGTCCAGGCGGACAACGCGCTTGCGAGGACATTACCGATACCGGCGACGAGCTACGACGGCGCGGTTGACGTCGCGACGGTGCTGGCGTTCCTCGCGGCGAAGCTTGGCATGTCGCTGGAAAACAACGCCGTCGTGTCGGTGATCCTCGCAAAGCCATACTTGCACGGATCGGCGCACGACCAGATCAAGCAAGTGGCCGACGCGGCGGGCATTAACTACGAATACGAAGGCACCAAATTGGCGATATGGCCCAAGGGCGGCACGCGCGGCGGGCTTGTCCCGCTGATATCGCCGGAAACGGGGATGATCGGCTATCCGTCGTTTACGCAACAGGGCATCGTTTTGAGGACGCTATATAACCCGGCGGTCACATTCGGCGCGACGGTGCAGGTTAAAAGCGATCTCGTGACGGCGTGCGGCACGTGGATCTCATTTAACCTTACGCACGATCTCGAGTCGGAAACGCCGGGCGGCCAGTGGCACACGACGATGGAGTGCTACCTGTTCGGCCACCCCGTGCCGGTCGCACGCTGATGTCCGGCCGCCAGGGCTTTCAGGATTACAATTCCGGCGCGTCGGAGTTTAACGCCGTCTCGTTCGTCGTCTCGCAGCTTATTGGGCGCGTGGGCACGGCGACCGCCGTCCGCGTCGTGGCGGTCACCAACGCGGGCGGCGTGACGCCGGTCGGGTTCGTCGACGTCCTGCCGCTGGTCAATCAGGTAGACGGCGCTGGCAACGCGACGCCGCATGGCACGATCCACGGCTTGCCATACTCGCGGCTACAGGGCGGCGCGAACGCCGTCATCCTCGATCCGCAAGTCGGCGATATCGGCGTCGCGGTGTTCGCGTCGCGCGATATCTCGTCGGTCAAGGCGAACCGGGCGCAGGCGAACCCAGGCTCGCGTCGGCGCTTCGACATGGCCGACGGGATGTATGTGGGGGCGATCCTCAACGCCGCCCCCACGCAATACGTCCGGTTTTCGACGCTCGGCGTTGAGATTGTATCGCCAACGCGCGTGACGATCACGGCGCCGAATATCGATACGACCGGCGTGCTGACGAACAACGGCCACGCGATCGGCTCGACGCACCTCCATACCGGCGTGCAGGGCGGCGGCGGGACGTCGGGGCCGCCGGTTTAGTTATCGCGGCGTTCCGTCGGCTCTGTACGCTTCCAAGCAACCGACCAGCATCGAGTATTCCTGCCAGCGGCCGGCAACGGCGTTGCATTCCACTTGGACGGCGGGCGCCGCCTTGGCCCAACGATCCGGCGTGATGCGCCGGTATAGATACTCCATATCGATACATATTTTTTCGCCTAGCGGCGCGTTCGCCGGGACGGCGCAGTGCCCGGCGATATCGTAAACCGGCATTGCCGGGCCGGTAGCGTCCCCCGCAACGGCGATCCCGGCGGGCCACGCCGATCCGCTAAACGCCGCATCCACCGCGACCCACGCGGCGGCGCTGGCGGCGAGGCTCAGTAATACGTGCGAAACTTTCATGGATTTAATTCCTCTGTTCGATGTCGCGGCGCGGCGGAATGCCGGCCGCCGCCGTCACTCCGCCGGCCAGCGCGACGGCGTGTACGCCGTCCACGGCTGGCGGCGGTGCAGCCGTTCGCACGCCGCCAGCGCAGCGTCGCGCGCCGGATACAGCGGCGCGAACGACAGGAACATACGATCGTCGGGCGGCTGGCCTTGCCACGAGATCCCCCACAACAGCGGCGCGCCGCCGCCGTCGAACGCGAACGCGGCGTCGAGCGCGATCAACGCCTGATGCCCCTGGATCCGGCCCGTCTGGTCCGTCCAGGCCTCCAGCAGCACCGCGCGCGCCGCGCCCTCGATCCGGCGCAGGCGGGATTCCTCCAGCGGCGTCACCTCGCCACCTCGGCGCTTTCGACGGCGCGCCGCACTTCCTCCAACGTGAGGCCGCCCGCGCCGTCGGGGCTATCGCGGATCGCGGCGAGCCCGGCGTTAATCAGGCGGCGGATCGCGCCGGTTCGCGTCGCGAGGTGCTCGGCGCGCTGGTATGCGGCGATCGCGTCGAGCTGGTCCGGCTCGATCTGGATCAGGAGACGTGTCTGGCGGGGGTGCGATGGCATCGGCGTGCTCCGTTACGTGGTTAAACCGTCGACAGCGCGACGGCGGGCCGCGCGGGCGCGTATCCGGCGCCGCGATAGACCGTCGTGTGCCGCGCTCGTGCGCGGTGCAGCGGGACGGGGTTCGCGGGCTCCACGCCGCCCGTCCAGACTTTCAGCCCGTTGGCGCCGCAATCGAGAACCTCGATAAAATCGGCGTTCGGCAGGTGGCGCGCGGCGAGATCCTTCGCCGCTTCCGGCGTGGCGGCGTGCGCCTCGGTGAAGCCGGTGATCATGAAAAAAGCGATGTAGCGGAAGTTTTCGTCGGTCATCGTGCGTGTCCTTCGTTGCGGCGTTGCGGGGGTGGCGGCGTGGCGTCAGGTCTCGCTGGCGT